TTACCATGCGTTACCAGAGATTGTAGCATTTGCGGTTTTATGTTCTCAAACAATGACAGCCGGACGGCATACTGGAATTGGTGCGATGAGTGCTTTCTGAATGCACCTTTAAATGTACGCCACAAGGACTGCACGGCTGAAGAGTTAGCAGCGAGTCTATCTCTGCAAAAGAAGACAAGGGAATCGCTAAAACAGCGGGCGATCGACAAAAAAAACCGAGTAGGGAAAACTACGACGGCTAAAGTCAAAAAAGAAGACAATGATCAAGATGTGCACCTAATCTACAATCAATAGGCTAAGATTGCAGAGAACCTTAGCCTATTGAATATGTCACTAGCTAGCCTAAAACTCCCAAAGGGTGCATTAATTCTCAACTACAATAAACCGGGCCAACATTATTTTGATTACGAATTAGCGCCACGAGATGTATTGTCAAAACTTGCATTCTTAGGCGCTGTTTCAACTGTTGAAATAGACGGTAAGACCTTGCCAACAACGGCAGAAAATTTACAACGCGCGGGGATAGGCCGTAAATCATTAGGTGACGGGGTAGAGATGACTGGGTTAATGGGATGTGTGCTACTCTGTGAGGGCGATCGGTTTAAAATACTAGACAACTCATTAGATGTTGTAAATTCTAGGCACTTCACTTTTGACAAAACAGAAATCACTTTTGACAACAGTGATAACGATATTTTTCAGAATACTTTATGGTCTAAGAACGTAGAAGAGTCCGGGCGCTTGTTGGCTCACGTCAAAGATATTACCAGTTATTGTAAGATTAACGGACAGCCTGTCTTAACCCAACATTTTGATCTACCAGTTACCGAGGGCGGGATAGGCTGGCTATTGGCTGCAATTTTGCTTAAGGTAAGCATTAACCAGGGAAAGTTCGAGTTATCGATCCCAGAACCGTTATCATCCTCTCAAAATGGTGCGGATACGATTTCTTAGCGCAAATAGCACCGTTACCCCAAAAGGCTCAAGAGATATTTATACTTGAAGCGATCGCACTAATGGAAGAGGAAGCAACCGAGATAAGACGACGGCAAAAATAATTCCCAACATTGGGATTAATTAATGGGCGTGATAAAGTTAGGAGTACAGGCGGATCTAACCGATAACGTAACACCCGGTTTACAGAAATTAGCAAGTTCTGGCGCTGATGAATTAAAGCGTATTAGCGATGCTCAAAGAGCGATGAATGAGGTCGTAGGAGGTGCACAGACCTACATTACAGCGCCGTTAGTCGCGCTTGGTGCTGTGGCGTTTGATGCCTCAACAAAATTCGAGACAAGCATCACAAGTATCAATAAAATTCTCGATTTGACCCCCGACAAACTGGCAGCAATGAAAGGGGAAATATTAGACTTATCTAATACTTTAAAAGTAGTTGATCCGAATAAAATCGCCGCGCTTGCTGCTGCTGCTGCACAATACGGGATAGCGTCTGATGAGGTTATAAAGTTCACAGAAACAGTCGGAAAGATGGCGTTTGCTTTTGATTTGCCAGCCGATGAAGCTGGGGAAAGCGCCGCGAAAATTAGAAATATTTTCAAACTTTCGGTCGATGAAATGAACGATTTAGGAGGAACGATAAACGAACTTTCTAATAATATGGCAGCAAGCGCTAAAGAGATAACTAAAGTGTTACCGCGTGTTTCCGGTCTGGCAGCACAAGCGGGATTAACCTATAGAGAAACTGCGGCGCTTTCTGGTGCTATTTTGTCACTGGGAATTGTACCCGCTAAAGCAGGCACGGCGATTAATTTTCTAGTTGGATCAATGAGTGCTGCAACTGTTGGATCTGCTAGATTTAAACGCGGGATCGCAATGGTCGGTTATTCTGCTAGAGAGATGGAGGAAGACGTGAGATCGCGCGGATCTGCGGCTATTACGGATTTTCTAACTAAGATTAACTCACTAGACGCTGCTAAGCGATCGCGCGCTATTGCCTTAATAGGTGGTCGGGAATACTCAGACGATTTAGGGATGATGTCTAGTAATGTTGAATTGCTACAACGCGCTTTAAATCTTGCAAATAATGAACAGGCAACAGCTACATCATTGCAGCGTGAATTTGACATCCAAACAAATACAACAGCATCAGAAGTCGCGCGGATGGGCGTTAGTATGAATAAGCTTGCGATCGTGGTTGGTGATGCCTTGCTGCCACCAATTAACGCTTTGTTAGACAAGATGATCCCGCTAATTCAAAAAACAGCGGATTGGGCTAAAGAAAACCCCAAAGTTGTTAAAAGTATTGTATACGTCGGAGCGGCGCTTGCTGCGATCGCCCCAACAGTCCTATTCTTTTCAGCTATAACTGGCATTGTGACCGCTGCGGGCTTAGCTTTCTCTGTGTTTGGTGGCGGCGCTACAACAGCGCTTTTAGCCGTAGCTGCGGCGGGCGCGATCGCGGTGGCAACAATCCGACCTTTGAGAGAGGGCTTTATGAGTGCGATCGGCGTACTGCCATCTATGCCTACTGCTAAATCATCAACTTTATTCGGTTCCTCTGGCGGCGGCGGTAGCCAACAGCAAACCGTTACCTATTCCCCGACTGTGAATGTTAGCGGTACAGCATCCAAAGATGACATCATAGACACCCTCAGAGAGCGTCAGCGCGACTTTGAAGTGTTTATTAAGGAAACACTAAGCAAGTACGGTCGCACGTCCTATGGTTGATTTTAAAGCCTTTATGGGAATCCCCATAATGGTGCTACAATAGAAATAACTTACCTTTGTTGATTTCTTCTTCAAAACACTTAAAACCCGCAAACTTTTAAAAGAATTTGCGGGTTTTTTATTCACGGTTAATCCCAGTATTGGGAATTAATCTTTAAGCACGATCGCGCTATCGGGATTTTCCGGTAATTTTGCCTTTGGGTATGCGATCGCCCAAGCTTGATGCGGGTATAGCAACTTTTCCCCAAACCGAGGGCAAGGTACGCGCTTTATTTCTAGCTTTGCAACTTTGGTCGCTGCTTTCAATACCCGCCATTTAAAAGCAGTTTCACTTATGCCGTTAAACTTAGCGATCCTGACTATGGATGAATGAGTAAATGACTCATCAGCCAAGCTGGAATATTTATCGACATCTTCCTCTAAATCTTCAATCTGAGAGGCTTGTAATTCGTTTTGCACTCTTAGCCGTTCTTTCTCTTCCTCACTCTCCACAAGCGCTTTTAAGGCTTCTAAATAGGTCGCTGGCAGTTGATGGTCGGTAGGCGCGATCGAGACAGTCCCGGTCGTCATCAGGGTTTTAATTTGCTGAGATACCCAAACTCGGAATTTGACATTGCACCACGCCGCGAAGTCGATCGCTACTTCCTCAATTGCCCACGTCCCCCGCTGTTCGTTAGTACCTGTTGACTCATTGGTTTCGACAATCTGGTCTATGCGAATTTGCATAGACCCCGCAAGCTCTGCTAAAAAGTCTTTTGTATCCTTGTTTCGCGTATACCCGCCTACCAACTTTCCAGTCGCCGCCGCCATATCGGTTAGGCTAACCCAAACCCGATCGCCCCGCATCTCAAACCGAATATTCTTGCCAGCAAAGTCCAAAACTGTTAGACTAGACATAGCTTGCCTTACCTTGGTTGATTTATTGTTCAAATACATTCTACCATAGTATAACGAAAAACCCGCAAACTTTTAAAAGGTTGCGGGTTTTTTATTGGGCTCGATCGGGATTAATCCTAATATTAGGAATTGATTATCAACTTTCCGTAAGTAGTCCGGAAATCATCGATCAATGAAGTGTCAGAAAGTTGATGAGGAATACTCTTGAGCATTTCATGTCCGCTAAAGGTTTCCCCATCAAAATTGAAAACTGGGATATTGCGACAATCGGCAAAAGCTATTTCTTCATTTGTTGAGTCCCCTTTGTACATAGTATGGTCGGAAACTACCACTATCGCGTCAGACTGCAATATTTTATGATAATGTAGCTGCTTTACTTGGGCATAATCCCGACCTTCATTGTCTCTGTCTTTATGGTAACTATGACCCCAACTGCCACACATTAAAACTATCCAGTTCTTAAAAGTTAGCAGCCTGTTACATTCCATAGACTCCTTAAAGAATTTTGTAGACCCGCATAAAGTAATAATGCCGGAACCTTCTTGGATGAATTTGTTTGCTGATACTATATTCATTTGTGTCCTAACCTGCTTGTTGCTTGCTACTACATTATACCATAGTATTATTAAAAACCCGCAAACTTTTTAAAAGAATTTGCGGGTTTGTTATTGGGCACGATCGACTGTGGATAATGTTATCCACGGTTAATCCCAGTATTGGGAATTACAGCAAATCATCTAAATCATCTAAAAAATCCGGATCAATGTCATAATCGCTAGCACTCACAACTGCGATCGATACCCCATTACCAGACGACGATCGCGGGGATGAATTGGGCTTCGCACCCCCATTTGTGATTGTACCCGCGATCGTATGAGCAACAATCCCATCGGCATTTTCGACCCCAATTTTTGCGTTAGATTGATCGACTGTGACGTTTCTCTTATTCCAGAATCCCATTGTAGTTTCCTCTGCTTTTGTTGTCTGTTTGCTTAAAGATTAATCCCAGTATTGGGAATTGATGACTTGCGCGTTTGTGGCTAGGCTTTCCGACTTTGCGGTTGCCTGCGATCGCAGCGGAATTGATATCGGCAAGGGCGATCGGTTGTAGCGGTTGTTGTAGGGGGATAGACATAAACCGTCTCATTAGCTGGGATTGTACGCTTAACCGTGTTATTCCATTGGTTAGTATCCCATGTGATATACACTTCTGATGGTATTGCCTCATCGCCTACTGGGTGAACCCTGCGAACTAGCGCATCCCCTCTGTTGTCACCTATTAAAATGCGATCGCCCGGTTCGACTTGATGACCTTTCTTTTTTGTTAAATCAAGCATAGTGTTTATGGCTCCATTGAGTATCTGCTTCTTTCCTGTGTCTTGTGCTTTGTGTCTAGGCTTTGTGTCTAGGTTTGCCGACTTTGCGTTTGCCTGCGATCGCAGCGTACACTGTGACTCCGATCGCCATTACCCGAATGCCAAAATTCATAAATGGTCTGCGAGTTTTGATATCAGTCCACAACCATTGACCTATAAAACCTTTATGCACCCAGTCGTGGGCATTGCGACTAAGGGGTACACAATCTCGGAGATATTTCTCGCTCTCCAGATGTCTATACGTCAAGTGATGGGCATCGGTAGACGCTAGCCAAGGCAATAAAACACAGCGACCTCCTGTCATTGTTCTAAAATGAGAGGCTTTTTTTCGCCATTGGGGCGATCGGATATAAAATGAATACTTAGGGCTAAATCCCATTTCAGATACCTCTATTTTGTTGTTTTGAGCATAGCCTGAGCTTTTTTGGCTGCGGGTGATCGCTTGATTGTTGTCTTTATTACTGAACTCGGAGGTATCAACAATCTAGGATCGACATCCGATATGGGTTCCCAGTTTGGGGTAATTGTGATGACAGAGACCGGGTGTGACAAATCAAAATATTTTGATCCGATTTGATTGACTTTTCTGATATTGTCACCGGACAAAATACCAGCTTGCACCATTGCATCTAGCCACGATCCCTCAGAATTGTCGAGATCGGCATTACTTCTCAGGCAGCCGTGAAATTCGATCTCTATTTTTACCGCAGTCAATGGAAAATGTCGGGTTATCATTGCAGGCATAACCCCGATCACGGCAATTAAAGCTTGCTTTGCTGTTTTTTGCCATGTTGAATAACCATCTGAGTAATAGGCTTTACCGTTTGCAATTCGTGGTCGTTGTTTGGGTATGACTTTACCCCTAAGCGCGAAAACTATCGGGCGTGAGTTTGTCATATTTTAAAGAGAGCGATCGTAATTCGTGAAAACAACGATCGCGGGAAGGAGTTTAGCAAGTGGTTTAGCTTGGAGAGGTGGCGATCGCCCCTATGTCTTTGCTCGGTCATTCAATTGTATTTTTGATGTAGCAGCGCAAGGCTTAGCCTCTAGTTCCATCCCGATTTACACTGCTATCTGGCAAGCCTTCGCTCCCGGTGGGAATACATTTACTATGCCATAACATCCCAAGAGCTGTCAAGTGTTTTAGCAAAGTATTTTTAAAGTTGTTTTGATATTGGGACAAAACCGTTACTGTATATAGGTTTCAGCCTGTCACGGAACGGTATATATTATAAAAATAGCAGTATGTCCTATGACTTTATCCCCATTGTGTGACGGCGAGTGACGGCGGGTGACGGGCGACCTGATGTCGGGTCTACGGGAATCCCCGCAGACCTCAGACTTGCAGCCGATCGCCCGCGTTAGATCCCGTTACGGGAATCCCCGCAACGGTCACCCGCCGACCCGTTTTGATATCGGGGTAAAACCGTTACAGCGTATAGGTTTCAGTCTGTCATAGAACGATATATATTATAAAAATAGCAGTATGTCCTGTGACTTTATCCCCATTGTGTGACGGGCGATCGGCGCGATATAATGAGGATTAATTATTCCCAACACTGGGAGGTTAAAATATGACTAGCCTAATTAGGCTCAACTATCCCAGATTGATAACGGACATTGTAACTATCAGCTATAGCGATCCGCTAACAGGAGGATCGCCGGATATCGAGTTAAGCGTCGTTGACCGGGGCGTAATCCCGATCGCACCTAAAGCTACTATCGAGTTAGAGATAGGGCGTGTAGAGTCACCCTATAGGCTTAGAGCGGGTTTATTTGAAGTCGATCGGATCAGCCTGCAAAATAACCTGAGAACGATCGCAGCGACCGGGTTGCCTTTGTCAGATCCTCAGTTGAAGCTAAAACGGGATGCGGACTATTCAGAATATAGATTGATAGACATACTAGAAGAGATAGCAGAACGCTATAGGTTGTCAGTATTTACCATTGATTTACCTGATATAGAATTTTCGCAGCTAGCACAGACCAACCAGTCAGACCTTGATTTTTTAAACGGGTTGGCAAATAGGATCGGCGCTGTTTTCAAGATAGAAAACAGAGAGTTAATTTTTACATTGCTTATAGACTTAGAAACCCGACCACCTTTATTCGCTATTAATTCAACACAATTTATAAATTATTCGGAGACAATTTTAGGTACAGAGACTTATCAATATATTGATTATGAGGTGGTATTGTTTGGAGATAGGGAATATATTAGAGTTGAGGATACCCGCGTTTTTAATGGTAAAATAATCACCTATAGAGGAGCGGGCGTTGGGGCGGATGACGAGAACTTAATGGTAATCGCAGCGCGCGAACAATTAAGGCGGATCAACGGGACTAACTATTTATTCGACTTTGAAATTCTGGGAGACTGGAGAATGATAGCAGGCAGTGTTTTCACTTTAGACGGGCGATCAGCTTTTGTCGATCGCGTTATTCACACGATCAACACTCAGGATAAACTGGACTGGGTTGCGTCTCTTAGCTGTCGCTACTTGCCTCCTTAATATCAACCGGGCCCAAAAAAGCATCAACTAACTTTCGAGATTGACGCGGGTTAGCTCTGATATTCTCCAAGACTTGCAGAGCCAGCCCAAACTTTCTAACAGCCTCAAAGACTTGCCTAAGACCTAAAGAAGTATTAACGGTTGTCTTGCCGTCTACTACCCGACGCCCCATCATTTCTGCCAACTCTAGATCACTTTTGCTAATAGTGCAGTTAACAGCAATTAGTCGGTCTTGTTCGTTTTTGAATTTTCCCATGATTTTAGATTAGTTGAGTTATTCTTACACTATACCACAATGATGATGCAATTCGGGAAAATAAATCAGCCTGTTTCGGATTTCCAAGCTCAGCGCCAGATATTAACCCTTTGCTTGAATTCCCAACACTGGGAAATACCTTTTAACTGGGATTTTGGGCGCGATCGGGATGCTATCGATCCGGTAGAACAAATTACAGCTATGATTGAGAGATATCTACCATTTTTGATCGACAGTGTAGAAGTCGATGGCGATCGGGTTAGTGTTTATTTAAATGGCAAACAAATAGATGTCACAATCTGATTTAGACTTAGCTGCATTGCGAAACCGGATAGCCACAAGATGGCTGGAATTATCTGGACAGCCTTTAACGATCGGATCGTTAGAATGGGCTTATAGAGAGGTTTTAGTATTAATTGCATCATGGGCAAAAATTGACACAGAGAATGCAATTAATGTCGCATACGACAAGTATAAGACCGAGGTATATAAACTCCCCTATGGTGCAGGAAATAAAGAGGCAATTATAGCTTTATCACGGGCATATACTGATGTCGCGGATGTGAATGTTGCGAATACAAACACGCCAATGAGTATACAGGTTTTTCTATTAGCAAAAACAGGCACACCCAGCGCGGGTCAAATTGCGGGACTAGAGGCTTATTTGAATAGTCCCATAGTTAAAAATATCTGTGATACTTACACCGTATTCGCAGCAACTCAGGTCACATGGAATTTTAACGCAACTATTACCGTGAGCGGTAATCCGATCGCGCTACAAGCTCTAGCCACAACCGCTGTAAGCGACTATGCAGTGTCTAAACTGAAATTAGGTGCGACCATCCGTCCAAGCGATTTAACATCAGCTATTCGCTCGATCGCGGGTATTGATGACGTGGCAATTTCAGCACCTATATCTAATTTAATTACAACCGCAAATCAATTCCCCAAAATAGGATCTGTCACGATCGTTACAACAATTATTTGAGGATTAATCCCAGTGTTGGGAATATTGACGGGCGATCGGCTCAGTCAAAAAATGCTAAGCTTACAGCAGGGCAAAATAGGGATATCAAATATGGCATTAACGATCGGACGTGAAGAAGTAGAATGTGAATCATTCAGAGTTAGGGGAAGTTATAGCAGCACGATCGCGCGTTTATTCGCATTGCCTGTAGCGGTTCAAAGTACCGAGCCAATGACGCTAGAAGTAACAATTAAAGGCAACAAATTCAAACCAGTCAAAAAAGTTAGGCGGGTATATTGGCAAAAAAAATATGTAGGTTATTTTACGATCGGGAACGTATCGCAAGAATGGGATGGCGATCGGTATCGGACACGGTTAGAGTTGAAACAATGCGAGCGATCGGACGTACCTCAAGACGAGATCCCGGTATACAAATGGCGGCACGATTTAATCGCTTTATCGCAGAATTTAGAGCAAACAGACGGCGCTATAATCGCAGCCGGAAGAAAGATAAACCCGATCGCAGAAAGCTGGAAAGTAGGCAATACTGAGATCGCTAGTGCAAGTGATAATAATATTTCCCCTGCCGTACTTCCTGTGAGTTTGGGCGGTACGGGTGCGAGTGATCCGGTAATAGCATTAATTAACTTAGGCGCGATTAGTTCTGCTAGTAAAGGCTTGCCGTTTGGTGTTGCACCCTTAGATGCTAATATCTTAGTCCCGATCGCGAACCTACCAGCTTATCCTACACTTGCAAGTTTGGGCGCGGTTGCAACAGCGACTTATACAGCCGGACTAGCACTTAAATTAGATGCCAGCGCGCGAAACGCTGCTAACGGTGTTACACCCTTAGATGCTAATATCTTAGTCCCGATCGCGAACCTACCAGCTTATCCTACACTTGCAAGTTTGGGCGCGGTTGCAACAGCGACTTATACAGCCGGACTAGCACTTAAATTAGATGCCAGCGCGCGAAACGCTGCTAACGGTGTTACACCCTTAGATGCTAATATCTTAGTCCCGATCGCGAACCTACCAGCTTATCCTACGCTTGCAAGTTTGGGCGCGGTTGCAACAGCGACTTATACAGCCGAACTAGCACTTAAATTAGATACCAGCGCGCGAAACGCTGCTAACGGTGTTGCACCCTTAGATGCTAATATCTTAGTCCCGATCGCGAACTTGCCTTTAAATACTTTTCAAACTTTCACTGCTGGAGTAAGTTTTAAAGGCGGCGGATCGCCCGGACTCGCTACAAATACACAAGCTGGGATTGATGCTGGCGGGCTCCCTCGGTACTGGCTAGTTAATGCTTCAGCCGCCGTAAATAATCGAGTCAAAAGCATTACAGTAGCAGATAATGGGAATGTGCAGATCCGACATCACAACGATGACTTAAGCAATGGTAATGTATTAGAACATACGGCATCTGGGAATGTTTTAACAAACGGCACAATGCGACCTGGTAGCGGTGCGACCGCATTTACGGGGGCGCAATTCGTGGCAGGATCAACTTACTTCAGGACTGATATTGCGGGTGATGGCGGGGTTGGCTGTCTGACGTATAGTGATGGTGCTGTATGGCGGCGGGTTGGAGACGGATCGCTAATAACAGCAATAGATATTAAGCAAACTGTACTCACAGGTACAACCGCAGCTACACAGGGCGGCTCTGTAAATATTGCACACGGTTTAACGGGATCAAAAATACTGGCATGGAGTTCAAAAATAACACAAAGCACAAATGCAGGGATCGAACCTAACTTTAACGTCTCTAATCTTACTGGTTTTGAATATACTGTGTATCACGACGGAACTAATATGATAGTAACAAATCTTTCTGGGAATAGTAGTAATATACTATCTAAAACTGTGACGATTGTCTTATCTCATACTAGCTGATAATTGAAAGGCTCAGTTAAGACTATTTTAAAAGAGAAGTTTGAGCCTAATAAGCTAATAATACGATCCCCCAATAAACTAACAGGAATAATGCAAAAACAAGACGCGATAAACTTAATTCCCCCTGCTTATTCCGACGATCGGGCAAAATATTTTGCTGACATTGTTTGGACTGAAACCCAGACCGGATCGTTCGCTTGGCAACTGGAAGAGGACGAATACCTAATACAATCTATTGCAGCTTTCACGCCATCGATCGCGCCGTTTGCAGCTAGATTATCAGCAGGCGATCGGCGTGTCTTATTGCGCGAATTACCAGGGCTTTTAAGATTAGCTGGTACAAATTACAGTGTCCTGAGAACTTTAGAATTATTCGGCTACACTGCCGAGTTAGTCGAAAATCCAAGTAGTGTCGCTGGCACTTTTCATGTTAGAATAGTCCAGGCTTTTGACCTTGCTGAAGTGACGGCGATCGTCAACTACTTTAAACCTGTCGGGCGCGTCTCTACCAGTATTCAGAACTTTGTAGCCATACTATTAGATGGCACTCGACTATTTGACGGATCGACTACCCTCAGCTAATAAAAAACCTGTCATTTTACTGACAGGTTTCTATTGGTTAATCCCAGTATTGGGAATTACATCAAATCTCGAACAGTCTCAACCATCGACTCTACCCATTTTGTGTGTTGGTAGCTAGTATTGTCTTCCTTGCGTCCGGTGGCGATCGTGTTGGAAGAATACGGTTTTCCTTTCTCTGTGGGGAAATAGGCGGGTTCTGTTTTGCCTTTGTTAGGGTTCTTAATTTGATACCCGTGGTGAGTCAACAGCGCGTTAATTCCCCGTCCTGAGAGTCCCAACCGATCGCCGATCGCTGTGGGAGTTAGCAGTATTTCTGCGATCGGGGTATTAGCTGCGAGTAGCGAGTGCGCGGCGTTAATTTGCTTTTTCAATTCTGGATGAAGTTTACCGATCTCGTTCAAAATGAAACCATCAACTAACGCCGGATCAAGACTGGTTAAAACGTGTCTTAAAGGGTTGATAGCTGCTACAGTAGCATCTACCGATGAGCCTAACTTAGGTTTCTCGACTTGCGGTGCGATCGGCTGTTCGACTTCATATTTCCCCGTCTTGCGGATACTGGGAATAACTTCGTGAGTGATCCAGCGCTTAAAGACTTTAGCCTGCGGTTTACGGGAAGTCAACACCAGCGAGTACATCCCAGACTCTGAAACGCCCACTACGAACTGCTTTCGGGAGATGGTATCATTAGTAATGATATCATCTCTTTTCTCATCAGCATCAAGTCTTGATAGCGCTTGGCTAACATTTCCCAGTTCTAGAACTTCGCACAAGTCGATCGCGACAAACCAGGGTTCTCCCTCGATCGTAACGATCCGGACTTGATTGCTCTCAAACTCAAACTTTGCTATACTAGACATAACTTACCTTGGTTGATTTATTCTTCAAATTTATTATACCATAGTAGAACACAAAACCCGCAATCTTTTAAAAGAATTTGCGGGTTTTTTATTGGGCCCGATCGCCCGTTATGAGGATTCCCATAACGGGCGATCGGCAATTATCGTGATCCCGATAATTGGGCATTATTGGGATCACAATAATGCTTCAGTTTTCGTTACTAAGCACTAGATCCGCAAAATTGCGACAGCTTACTGCAAGGTTAGTCCTCTTAGCTTTATAGGGCGGATTTTCCAGAATTAATAATATCTCGATCGCCCGATCGCCGTATTCGTAATCCTCAATGCACTGGTTAGCCAGCGCGATCGTCGCTGCTTTGAGAATATCAAAAATATCATTGTTAATTTCAGTTCCCGGCGGGTAGAATCGGCGGGGCTTGGTGTTAGGAATTAACCAGAATAACTTAACTCGATAAGCCAGCCTGGTTAACCCTTTGTCACCCTTTCGACACTGTTTAGATAGCTGTTTTAAAGCTTCATTGATCCGGGCTTTTTCGGTCGCTTCCTTCGCTTTTAGTAGAACAGATTTGCGGGCAATCGCAACCTCTACGCGTCTAGCCTGTTTATGCTCTTTCTGGCTGCGATTACCCGGTGCTTTTTTCGCAGCCTTTAGACCGGTCTTAGTAATACTTGGGCGCGTTTCTCTCTGCATATCTCCAAAATTCCCAACACTGGGATTAAATATTTCTAACTCTGAATCCATATCCTACCATGTACACAGTTCTTATTCCGGTATTACCTGACAAGCCTCTAGCGGCTGTACTAATAGCAGTATTAACCGCCGGATGATAGGTTTCCAGTCTGAGGTAGGCTGTTTCGATCGCGGGTATAATTAGAGCATCTATAATCAAATCTTGATTAAAATGCCTTAACGTGCTGGTGTTACTATCGGTAGCCATTTGAGTAGATAGCGACCTATCTATGCCCACGCCGTCAAGGGTGAACCGCGCGCGCATCGAATCGGTATTTGAGCCTAAAATAACTGCTTGCCAATAATGGGTAAATGGTTTCAAATTGAGACGATCGTTTAGTTCCTCAACTACATTCTGAGGGAATCCGATCGAGTTTTTAAAGCTACCGTAACCCGCGTTGGTTATATCTACAATATTCCAAGCACCCGCAGTTATAGACCCGCCGTTTGATGTACTTATGTATTCTGTCGAGAAAGTTTGAAATTCGATAACAAAAGGCGCGCCACTGGGTGCAGAGTACCAAGTCCAAACACTAGACCCATTTAGTCCAAGAATACCAGGATTTGCTCGAATTGCTGATGCTATGCCATCCAAGTTAGTCCCCGATTTTACCATGCCATTATTAATAACGCCGTTAGCATTACTATCTGCCGTGGTCAACTTGCCTCTAGCAGTAACTACCGCTGCATTATTAGTATTTAATTGGGCAACAGAAGCAGCCGCGCTAGCTTGTAAAGTGTTAGCCGTGCTTACTTTGTTTCCGGCATCAGTAGCCATCAAATTAAACGATGTCTGTTGTGATGTAAAATTAGCTAGCGCCGCGTCTATCTCTGCTAATAGGGCGATCGCCGCATTAGCCAGAGTCACGGCTTGAACGCGCAAAAACTCCCCACAGCTTGCGACTTTCTGATACCTACTATTAATCTCTGCTGATGACTGTTGAGTTGTATTTAAGAAGATGTTAGGGAATTCCCACTGGGAGACTGGAATATAATCGGCCATATTTATTAAGATTTTAAAGTGGACTTATGGGAGTTTTGGCTAGCCGTTTCCCACGAGTCCACAGTTCACGATCGGGGCATTCGGAATTAGCAGCAAACGCCCGCCTAACTAAATGTAGCAGAATAAATAGGTATTAGCAAGCTAATTCCCATTCTAAATAACAGTGTTTAAAGGTGTGCTAATTAACCTTTAGCGAGCCTTTTAAATTGTAGCTAAAAATGTGCTAATTCTTGCTATCATAGTTTTTTTCGCTATAATCGAAGTAACGATCTATCGGAAAATAAAACAATGCCTAAGCAATACGTCAACAATTATCGACCAACTACTCGAAAAGGTGAACGGCATCCTAATGCTAAATTAACAGAACAAGACGTACTGGAGATTAGGCAGTTATCAGCAGAGGGTGTAAGTAGAAAATCGTTGCAAGAGCGATTCGGGGTTTCTAAAAGTGCGATCGGGAACATAATGACTGGCAGAACTTGGGGGAACGTCTTGAATAAAAAAATAGACTAAGATTGAGACAACCCGATCGCATATATACCTCTAAAAATATCACAATTGAAGGATCTAAAATGACAATTACAGCTAAAGTCGCAACAATTCTCAAATTAAGAAACCTCTCATCAGAATTACTACAACCGCATGAGAAAATCAACATTCTCAAAGGGGAAGTTTTGCAGGTTTCAAATATTACCCCCGCTACTCATCAGCACCTTGCTTTAGATTTGATTCATAGCGAATTTAGCCGCGGGTTTGTTTATGAACCTCACTGGGATTACACACCGATAAATATCGTTCTGCCAGCACAATATTATTACCAAACTGATAACCCTAGCGGGTACGGCATTCGAGAGTGTAACGGCACGGCTAACGCGACAATGCTCAACTATGTACTTAATGGAAAACTGGACAATACAGCGGCAAAAAATAAGATAGCTCAGCCCGAATCTATCTATTTAGACGTGCTTAAACGGTACGGCGACACTACGGATCACAATGCCAACACAGAGGCTTTAAAACAGTTTGGGATCGACAGCTATTGGTCAACATCATTAACCTTTGACGATTACTATCTATCGATCCGCAATGCTATCCCGCTGGTGATGGGACTAGATTACAAAGACCACGGCCATATCGTTTGTGGTGTCGGTTTTGAATTGCGAGATAAGATTATCGTACATGACCCGTTTGGGGCCCGTGAAGGTACAACCGATTACTGGCTATCGAATCTGTCAGAAGCAGGCAAATTTGACGTTTACTCGATCGCATCAATGACCAAACTTTGGCTGGTCGGAGGTTCTGGCGGCTGGGGCCGTGTGGTCACCCGTATTGAAGGTCGCCCGACTGTGTTTGCGCGTTAATCCCAACACTGGGAATTTAAAAAAGTTCTCAACGATCCGGATCTCTTTCTGATACTATGCTATAGTGCAGTAGCAAGTTAGGAAAATATCATGATTAAACGGAAAGCTTTGACGGCTAGTAAAAGTGGTTTAAGTGTTGAAGAGTATAGGATCGGTGCGATCGACGCGCTGCAACGCAAAATTAGGCTTAATCGGCGTTACAAAAAAACAGGTAAGTGCAAAAAATCATTTCAAACAACTTGAAAACCAAAATGCAAAGTTTAACAGAAGAAGAAAAATTGGCAGCGGCGGCGGTCTTGAAAGTCATCAAATCCGACTCAATAAATCTGGACATATTGAAATATTTGATAGCGGGTCATCCTGTCGGAAGCGTGCACTTTTGTAGACAGGTCGGCATTCATACGGCGACAATGTCGGCACGGGTGCGGGCGATCGAAAGTGCAGCCAAACGGGGCGATCGAGAATCAATACAAGACCGATTGATACAAATTTTGGGAGTTAAAACAGTTTCACGCGGAGGACACGAAAAAACCTAATCATCCCAACAATGGGAATTAATGCCCGATCGGGCGATCGGGCGATCGGGCGATTTTATTGGTTGAACTCAAAATTAGTCAACAACAAAATCGAATAAATTTCTGTAGGTATAGGTGCAAAGCTTTCTTGCGCTTGTTCAAAGTCCGCATAAGTCCAAAATTTTAATGTAGTAACTTTCAAGTCATCACACATCAGAGGTACTTTGTGGAAATCTTCAAGACGTGGGGTTAAATCGGCTGTTAAGGCACTATTTGAAGTGTATTTAACAGGTTGCAATTCTATCTCAATCCATAGCGCTATAGAGGCTGCAAGCATCAAATCCGAGAGCCTACATTGTTCTACTTTAATCTTTGTCTCTTGGTAGCTAGTTCCTAAGCATAAATTAATAAGTTCGTGAGCACAGACTACATAAGGCATCTCAGATAGTGCACGAAATAATGCTTTAATGGATTCATTCTTCTGTGATACCAGTAAGTCTCGATCGCCCGCAGTAAATGGGATGCCATTATGTCCGGCCCAGACGGGAAATGTTAAGCAGCGGTTGCCGATCAAAACTGCCATCGAGCTCAAAGCAGAAACCTGGTAATACTCAGCTAGCGCCGTTATTTTAGCGATTGCCTTGTAGATTCTCGAATAAGATCGCATACCGCGCATAAACTCATCATTGGCCATGTTCGAGACATCTTTAGCACGTCTGTCAAGTGCGGCGCGTCTAGTGTCAATCCTAATTAAACTTTTAATTAGCTTTGTACACTTGTCATGGTCAAAAATGGTTGACCCGATCGTTTCTTTGTATTTGCTCATAAGGCCCTCAGCTATCGGTGTCTTTATAATATATCATACATTGACCGATAAAACCGCAAGTGTCCGCCCGATCGGGAGATCTGTTTTGATATTGGGATAAAAGGTATACAGCGTATAGGTTCAAGTTTGTCACAGAATGCTATATATTATAAAAATAGCAGTATGTCCTATGACTTTATTCCCATTGTCTGACGGGAGATCGGCTGCAAAGATTAATCCCAGTGTTGGGAGCGGGAGATCGCCCGATCGCCTAAAACAAAACCCGAATATTATCCGGGTTTTGTTTTGTTTTTATAACTGATTAAAACACTTACAAATAAAGCACCCTCAAAACGGCTAGAACGCTTTGTAGGTAAGTCTTTGACACTCACAACTAATTACTCAGGCAGTGTCAAGCAAAGACCTCTCAGAATGCCTGCAACCATTACGGGGCAAGGCTTTGCAGTGTCAAGCAACCTACTATTAGACCCGACCAATGGCAAGGCTTCAAAACGGCTAGAACGCTTTCTAGGTAAGGCTTTGAACCTGACCAATAAAACCGTAGGGCGATCGCCCGATCGCCTAAAACAAAACCCGAATATTATCCGGGTTTTGTTTTGTTTTTATGTTATAATGTTAGCAACCACACTCGCATTCAACATTATGACAATTATACCAGAGTTTATCAGAACTGAGCAAAACGGGATCGAATATTTTACGATCGTCGCGACCGGGGAATGTGGCATGAGCCAATCGGGTTTAGCGCGCGCTTGTGGAATCAGTCGGCAATCAATTATCAAGTTAGTTGACGATTTGAACCCTGTAACTAAATCACCCTCAGAATCGCTGGAACCATTGCAGGATAAGGGTTTGAACCCTGTAACCAAGTCACCCTCAGAATCGTTAAAAGACCTGTCAGGGAAAGCCCCGTCAGAATGGCTGGAACCATTTATAGGTAAGGACTTGCACCTGTCAGGGAATTTTAGCAAAAAAGGTGGTGATGCTGTAGTCTATCGAGCCGACTTTTGCTCAGCAGTAATAGGGCATTATGCAGGCAAGGGACGCGCTAAGGCTTTAAAAGTTTTGATGGCGACAACCGCGATCGGGCTAACCAGCTATATTCAAGGTGTAACTGGCTGGCTACCGATCGCGCTTCAGTCCAGCCTAGAATCGCGAACAAAGCTTGATCGCATCTTAGATGATGCAAAGCCCTACAAAGTGTTTTTCGAGCCTCTGTTGTACGAAAAAGCAGTAAAGCTAATGGGTGTTAAATTCTATTGGCACTATTGTTACGATTTCCTAACAATGGCAGAACGCTGCAAGCTAAATCAAGTCAGGCAGAAAACCCCACAAGGTCGGGTTGATTACATTCATCAGCACATCAGCCCCGCAACAATTCCCAAGTTAGAACGCTATCTCGATCGCCTCGCAGTATTGGTGAAGCAGGCTAAGACCTCTCAACAATTCCGATCGATGTATCAATATCAATTTTACGATAATCAGCAGATGGAAATAGACTTTGATGCAGATTAATCCCAACACTGGGAAGTAAACACAACCCGATCGCCCGCTATAAAAAACCCGGTAAATATTACCGGGTTTTTACTTGGCTCATGAGAGCATCCCTAAATGGCTAAAACCTTTACGGGGTAAGCCTTTGGACTTAGCTCATGAGAGTATTTTGCACCCTGGCGACTAAAGCGCCATCAGAATCGCTGGAACCTTTACGGGCGAATGGTTTGCACCCTGGCGACTAAAGCAGCGATCGCCTCAATCCGATCGCCTCCGATTACATGAGGTTGACATAAGAAACAGCGATCGCCCCGACCTGTTTTACAATTGGGGTAAAATCGTTACAGCGTACAGGTTTGGCTAGTCACAGGACGTCATATATATTATAAATATGATAAATATGCTATGACTTTTATCCCAATTCTGTGACGGGCGATCGGGAAGAAAAAAGGCGATCGCCAGTTGTCGATCGCCCGCAGACTATTACCGTACCAAAGTATTAATATTAGCATCTTTTGGGTTGTTTCTTTCTGGGTTGTCTGCTATACTATAAAAAATGGAATGAGGAATTTTATGTGTAAAAAACAGATCGATCTGATTGCTGTGTTTGACGAGCTCATTGCAGGGTTTGAGTCAGCCGAAAAGAGTCTCAACGATAGTCTGGCTGCGATCGAGAATAAAGACTCAACTACGGAAATTGCCTCACAGACTTTTGCTGTCAAATTGCGGGTAAGACTTAAAAATGCTAATATTAATTAACTTGGTAACAAGCCAACAGTCGCCAGCAAACTACCCAAAATCAGACACCGCGATCCCTCGCGGTTTTTTGTTCCTATGTATTCCTCTGGAAGTCCAAACCGCAACGCGGTTGTCCCGGCTATTACTAACGCATCAGCTAATAGCGCGGCAAACCTTAACGCGCAAGTGCAGGCTATCGTAGATCGGCTGCAATATAATTACAATTTGAGCCTGCAAATTGCAGAACAGCAAAGCTTATTTATTCAACAATACCAGGCTACTGGGGCAAGTACGATCGCGCCGTTACTGGTACAAATACAGGCAGAGATTGACGGGTTAACCGCCCAAAATATAGCACTAAATTCTAGGCTTAGCACGATCGTGCAGAACCTCAACACGGCTGAAAGTTCTGTCAACACTTTGACCACCAATGCCAACACGATCGAAGGCAAGGGAAATATCCGCAGAATCGATATAAACTACCAAAGGAGCGATCCGGATTTAGCTGCTATTGCAGCTTTAAGCCCTACTGCCGACCGAGTGCTACGGACTAACGCTTCAAACGTTTTAGGGCTTGTTACACCCCCGAATTTTGGCGCGCTGCCTCCTTCTATTTATCAAAGCACATGGACTGTCGCATCCGGTGCTAACTCAGGTTTCACGGCGGGGCAAACTAACACTTGGATCGCTTTACCCATGTCGTTAATATCCGCAGGATCCGGCTATTCTCATAGCGGATCACGGGTAATCATCACGGCTGGTACTTATGATGTATTTGCTCAGGTTTCCGGTGTTGGTTGTGTCGAGTTTATGTGTCGGCTAGTGCAATTTGTGGGAGCGACTGCGACACTAATAGGGAATGGTAACACTGCACACACAGTATTGTCTGGCGGCTCTCTTGGTTCATCTGTTACCATTAAAAGCTACCTTAAAAATACTTATGCTCTACCAGCGTGTGAGATTGAATTGCAATATAAATTTAAAACGCCACACAGTACCGCGGCGTTAAGTGGTGGAATGCCTGTTAACACTCCCACAATGCCTGAAGATTTTGCAAAATTGCGATTTATCCGTTTAGCTTAATTTCCCGATCGCCCGCCCAAAAGAAACCCGCTAGAGTCTAGCGGGTTTTACTGTTTTGCTTAGCCATGATTTAACCCTTAGATTGTGGTACTAAAGTAGGTAAAGGAATTTGCCGATCTCTCAGATATTTGTATCGGGGCACTACAATCAAACGCTCGATCGTGTCAACAGTCACTATACGGTAAGCCAACAAACTGCCACCAAGCATGGCCCAAGTGAGAATGAATAGACAGACTTTCTGTCTGGTATTTACTACCTCATAGAAACCCTTTAAAGTTGTCAGGAAAATCTCGCTATTCTCTCTTAACATATTAACTCTCCGTATATTTACGTAGCCGACTTTGGTATAAAGTGCATCCTACACATTCTATTCTACTTCTTTAGGTAGAGAGATTCGGAGTCTAAGTATGAAGAGTTCGTAAACTTTTCTTTACACAAATTTTGCAACCGCTATCTACGATTAAACTAGGAATCCGGGAAATTTCCCAACAATGGGAAAGTTACTAAAAAACGATCGCGCGGGCGATCGTCTTAGGATACTAGAAAGCTGGCTTAGAAGTATACGGGATCTTCTTCATCTATGTCTATGTCGCTATAAATTTCAGCGTCATTGCCGTCTGCCTTCGCTTCTTCCTCAGATTCTTCCTCGGATTCTTCCTCAGATTCTTCCTCAGATTCTTCCTCGGATTCTTCCTCGGATTCTTCCTCAGATTCTTCCTCAGATTCTTCCTTGGGTTCTGGAGTAACAGCGGGAATTGTTTTTGGGTTAATCGCCTCAGTATTCTTGTCTAAAGGCAAGTCGCTAGTTTCCCCTGGTATTGGGTTAAAAGCAGTGTAGCCGTCAACCTTCTTAAAAAAGGCTTGACCTTGCATACCGGCCGCCCGCAAAGTCTCAGCCTCAGTTTCCCCGCCGTACAAATCGGTTAACTCTTCTAGTGTGTAAGTGCCAGATATTACAGCTTTACTAGATTGTCGAGTCAGTAGTGTCGGGTGATGGTTATTGTAATCAGACAATACGATCGGCATATTTGTAATCTCTCTGTGTTCTACTTGTTCTAGCCTATATCATACTATACCAGACTGTCAAGCCCTAACCGGATAATTTAGGAAATTATTTTTAGCGGGCGATCGGGCGATCGGGCGCGTTAGATCCCATTACGGGAATTCCCGTAATGGTCGATCGCCCGATCGCCCGACCTGTTTTGAAATTGGGGTAAAATCGTTACAGTGTATAGGTTTGAGTCTGTCACAGAACGCTATATATTATAAAATACAGAGAATGTCCTATGACTTTTATCCCCATTGTGTGACGGGTGATCGGCGCGACCTGCTACCGGAAAACTTGTACCAGATTCAAGCGCGACCTGATGTGAATAAATGCACACCCCCCCAAAGCCCGATCGCCCGCCACAAAAAACCGCCGCTCCCGAGTAGCGACGGTTAATCCCAGTGTTGGGAAATAGGGAATTAATTACCAGGCTCGGACAGCAACTGAGACTTTACCTTGATTGCGATGTAAAGCAGCCGACGTCAAGCTGGCGCGAATTTTGTCTATTTCCTTACCGCGTTCTGCACTAATAATTTCAATCATTTTGTTATCGCCGCTAGACTCTCCAAAATGGTTATTATAGGCAACTACAGCCTGTAAAACACCGTAGTAAGTACCTTTGATGCGAGCTTGCCCTAAATCGATCCCGACCTCTTCAAAAGTGCGATCAGCCTCTCCATTGTAGATATCCCAAAGTAATTGCACCTTGCGCGGTTGTCTGTCGATCGGCTGATTGAGTTTAGCTTCATGCCCAAAAGTGTGTATAAACATGGTATAAACGCGATCGGCTGCTATCTGGGTATTGAGTAATAGATCTCGCTCAGCCTTGTATAACTTAATGGATTCTCGCACCTGTTCAAAAGTGAAGTTTTCAAAGGCTGCATTAGTCTGGTGTGTACTTCTCAGGCTAGTTGATTGCCGATCAACCATGCCATTTAGACAACAATTGCGAACTAATAACATCTTACAAGAATATCCGCACCCATAGCTAGTTCCCGAGCTTAAGAGAATATTAGGGGTGATGCCTTCATATTTGTCAATTCCTAACTCGGTCGCAAGTTCACCGGGTGATATGGTTGCCCATAAGAAGCTCTGTTGAGTCACGGCGGCGGTTTCTCTTTTTAGCCAACCAACACGCGACACGTTGCCTCCAAAACTTTCGGCAACCCCGATCGCCCGGTTTAGAAAACTGTAGTTTGAGAGCGGTTCCCAATTTTTCTCAGGCACGATCGAGAGCGGTGTTTGAGTACCATCCGCATCGATTTTAACCGATTGTTTCCAGGGTGTTCGAGTGCCGTCGGCTGTCCTGATTTCCTGTAAAGCGACGTGCCAGTTTAAGCCAGATTTTGCTAACATATCGTCAGCATCCATGCACTGTGAAACATCGACCCCCTTTTTACCCCAGCTAACTAATTGCTTAGCTAAAGCCTTGCTATTAGTAATGCCTGTTTCTGTTTGAATTGCCATGCTGTTCTACTGCTAATGTTGCTTAATATAGTATACCATAAATTCTGAGGTTGTCCGGTTATTTACAAAGATTAATCTTTTAGGCGATCGAATACAAGAAAACCGAGCGATCGCGCGCCCGGTTCTCATTGTTGGGAATTACCAGTTATAGACCGAGGGAATCCAAAATAGCAGCACCCTGAGCGTGTTGTAATTTTTTAAAACCGTCCGGTTGACGTTTGGCATCAACACTCAGGAAAAAAGTATCCCCGATTTTTTGGATTTCATACAAGCTCCCCTCATGGTTGGCGGTTAGATCACCTTGCGAGTTTTCCTCCCAGTCAAGTGCGACCGATTTAGCAAGCGCTGCTTTTTTGTTATAGCAGATTACGCCATACTTACCACAACTGGTTTCAAATCGATCATAATTCTCTCCAAAATAAACAATGAGATAAGCGCGCTTTGCTTCATTCCAGTTATTGGCTGTGACATTCTTAAAACGTGCGTTACTTTTCAGATAGGCTGACGGCTCAAAACCGAATCCCTCAGTAGCTTCTAAAGCATTCTCGCGACTAACTACTACCCATGCCATCGGGATCGATTTGAAATAGGTTGCCAGACGCGGGTAGAATATAGCGTTAGCTTCTACTACGAAAGCAGCCTCGCGGATCTCCATTGACTCGATTCGCTTAAATAACTCAGTAGCGCTAGAAACTAAACCCTCTACGGCTGGTAATGAAGTAGCAACCTTTAACCCTTCCCCGCCATCATGAGCCCCGCCGCCCCATTCTTTCAAGTCGAACGGTCTTTCTGTTGCCAGAATGTACCGATCAGCTTTAAGGTTTTGTCCTCTTTCAGCGAATGGATCAACGTCCGCCACGCCACCGATCGCCTCTAGTAAACTATCTGCCGTTTTTTGGTTTAGCAGCCAGCACCCGTCCTCACCGTAGCCAGCCTTTCTCATTTCTTTGTTATATTCTTTCTGGGAATCCTCACCATCTGCCACGGGTACAGTCACGGGTACAGTCACGGCGGTCACGGCGGTTACTGCGTTATCAGTTGCCTCCGAGTCGTTTAAGCGATTCCAGTCGGGGCGATCGCCATCTTCACCTTCTTCACCTTCTTCAGTATTATCGTCAGTTTGTGGGTTCTCTAATTGCGCTTTGAGCAGACTTAATTTTTGTTTGTCGCCGTCTTGTTTGGCTTCGATTAATTTTGTCCGTATTTCTGGTGTTGACTCCATCAATACCCGTGAAATCTCGGTTAGTGTTTCCCCCGTGTAATGCCGACGGATATCTGCTGTGTCAAGGTGGATGCCCTCATATACTTGATCTAAATTCACGGGTTCCGCATTCTTGATCCGTGCCATTTTAGAGAGCTTTTGCCCTAACTGTGCGATCGCTTCTTGGGGTGCTAATGTGTTGCCATCTTTAGTCTGTGTTACTTGCTGCAATTTCATTAAATCGTAGGCGATCGTTTCATTGCTTTTAGCAATCTCGCTTAAATTGTTAGCAAAAGCTGATTCGGGATTTTTGTCAACATATTTTTTGACCGCGGCCATTGCGTCAAAAGTTCCGCCACCTCCGAAACCCTCGCGGATGTAAGTCTCTCGAACGATCGTCCAGTAACGTCTGTCGGATTCGTCAGCTCCCGATCGGACGATCGCTTCATTAAACTTATCTTGTCCGGTTTTTTCGCGTTGCGTGTTTCCTCCCAAAATAACTTCTATGTCGTTAGTACCATCAGTGACTACAGCATGGACTTGTTGCTGTATCCCGGTCGCTTTCTCAATATTCTTAAGCGTCTCTAGTCGAGTGTTGCCAGAAAGTGTCCAACCGTGCGGGTTAACTACAACTCGGAATAAGTCAGTCCGGTTGCCTTGAATATCAAAAGAGTCAGAGAGAGTGCTAGTGTTACTATCAGTGTAAATCAAGTCAGATAGCGGGTGCTTAGCTAATAGGCTTGGTCTTATACTAGCCATTGATCCTCTTAAAACCCCGGTGATCTGGTAGTACAAGCTGATAAGTAAAGCCTCAGCAGATGCCAGATCCTTGCACTCCCATCCGCTAAAGAAAATATTATTTTTGACTTTTAAAACTGGGTAGCAAGTGCCTGACGCTAGCAAGTTGTACTCGAAAGTGTAGTCCCCCGTGCTGAAAACTTCTAGCGAGTCTGCTTTAACAGCAACATCTACCACCGACTTAGCCTCATTTCCCGATTCATTTTCTAAAACAGCAATAGATGCTGCTTCTATTTGAGTGTCGATTTTTGCTTGCTTGCTTTTACGTGCCATTTTAGTTAATCCTTGTGAATTCCCATTATTGGGAATCGGTGTATGCTGTTTTCGTGCTCTTAACATACCATACCACAGTTAAATCCTTAATCCGTGAATTTAACGTGATATAACATATTACTATGAGATATTGTGGTATATAAGCTCTGAGCTTATGAATCGACTTTTATCGATTCCTCCTACACAGTAAGTATAGGGGAATGTGTCATAAACAAAACCCGCCCCGCCATAAAGTGCGCGGGTTCTTGGTGTATCAAGGTCGGAGCCTATGACGATCGCCCCGCGCTTGCCGATTTTAGCTGCAAGTGCAACCATAGCAACTCGATCGCTTTCACAAAACCCGCCGACCCCGTAATCGCTGGCAATTTCCCGATCGGCAGAGTATGGCGGATCGAGGTAAACAACATCGCCCCGCCCTGCGTTCTTAATTATAGTGTAATCAGTCGCAATGATAGCAGCGCTTGCGAGTTTTGCTGCATGACCGTCTAACTTAGGCAAGTAGAATCGATCTCCTAACGGCGTGTTTATCTTTCCGTCGCGGTTCGATCGCCAGGTTCCATTGAAACAAGCCTTGATTAAATAGATAAAACGCGCCGCCGCGATCGGGCCTGTACCTCTGTCTGTATTGTAGTCATCCCTCATACTGTAGTAATGACCTGAATAGCAGTCTTTTTGTCTGCAATGACCTCGATCGTGTTGCGCTTTGTGCCATATCAATAATTCACTCATCCGGATCGGATCTTCCCTCACACACTGCCAAGCATTGATTAAGCACTCATTTTTGTCGCTAAGTATTAGATCCTTACACCGTGTAGAAATATTAAGCGCGACCGCCCCGCCACCTAAAAAAGGTTCATAATAAGCATTAATATTTTCTGGAAATAGTGGCAATAATTGGGGCAATAATTTAATTTTGCCACCTTGCCAACTGAGAAAACTTTTGATATACTTTGTCTGCATTTTTTGGGAAACCTGTAACAGCCTAAACGAACTTACGATACTATAACATAAAAACCGGAAAATTCCCAACACTGGGAAAAGACCGGCTAGACACATTTCACAGTGTCTAGCCGGTGTCCATACGCAAGTTCAGCCTATTGTCAGGATTGCCAGTATTATAACCTTAAAGGCTTGTGCTAAACAAGTTTGAGGGTATGTGTCTATATGTGTCTAAATGAGTGTCTAGCCACGAAAAATAAGCGCTGTAGGGGATGTGTCTATATGTGTCTAAATGAGTGTCTAGCCACGTGACTTCCCGACATGGATCGGGACTGTTACCGGATCGGATAGGGAATCTCGAACGGGTAGCCAGTGTTGGCAGCGATCGCACCAATAGGCATCCGAGCCACCTGGTAGCCCGCCAGCATGATTTCTAGGATCTCCGCACTGCCAGCAAGTGCCGTACTTGTGTTTTGATTGTCGAGGATAAAAAGAATCCGTGGATTCTGGCAAGCTGAAAATAATCGGTTCGTTTCTCCTTTCGATCGCACGTTTGGCGGCGCGATCGGCGTTGTCTTGGAGTGTTAAAGCCTTTTCTAGCGGCCCCGGTTCTGATGGTTTTTTGGATGGTTTTTTGGATGTTCTTCTGGTTGCCATTTTGGTACTGGGTAAAGGTTTTAAATGGCGATCGCAAGTGTCGATATAGTGCATTATACTCGCGATCGGGTTGCAAACCGGATATTTTTTAAGTTATTTCAATTGCGATCCGTCCGTCTTTGCTAACCTCAGATCTAAAGCCTAACCATTTGTATCTTTGCTGCAATTCCAGGTCTCCAGACTCGATAATTAAAGAATCTAAAGCCCATTCTACATCGTGTAAGAGTTTAGGATTATTCCCACAATATTTAGTGATAATTGCCTTGTAACTCTCTGTTTTGTTTGCCTTCAAATCTGCCATTGCTTCCCTCGGAGTCGGCATGAATTCCGGTTTCCAGTAGGGGAAATCCCGATCGATCCATTCTGAATTATTTTGTGTGTTGCCAGTCATTCTTGAGCCTCTTTTTTCTGTTTTGCTAGTATGCTTTATAGTATAACACACTAGCGTGTACAAGCGTATCTGGGAAATTAATTAAGCAAATCAAACTTAGTTATTAACTCATTGTCGCCGGATTCAAGTATGAACCTGACAATAATAGGCTTAGCTATTTTGTAGCGATCGCCACTGGTAATTTTTAAGTCGCGTTTGATGAAATTAGACATCAAGCTTTGAGTTATTTTGGCAAGTCTTAAGACTAATTTCCGATCGGGAATCCAGTCTGGTAACAAGGTATCATCCGGCGTATCAGACGGCGTATCAGACGGCGTATCAGACGGATCCACGCCATCCCAGCCATCGGATGCGGGTTTGTCTGAAGGTATAATACCATGTAGATCCACGCCACGGCGCGCTATCTCTTGGTTAAATTCTGCCATATAGTCATCTTCATTGTTTGGCTGGTTCCTATCAATAACTGCGACATTTGTAGGCTTCTGATAGTAGGGAGCGAGTGCTAATACAGGCTTACCAACAGCAGAGAATATAGCAGGCAATTGATGGAGTCTTGAGAGTTTGACCAATTCCTCAAGTTCAGTATTCAGCCGATCGCGATCTAACTTCGATGCCACTATATAACTATTGTTAATCAGTAGCTGCAAGCTCTCATAATTACCTTGCTCAACTAGATCGCCGTTTACGTCTATTTTCTCGGTTACTAAGCCTTGGCAGCTTATGGCTAAGTTGCCTCGAATATTGCTATCTTGAATGCCCAAAGCGTCTAAATTAAAGCTCTGTGTCGCTATGTAGATACAAACGTTAGCCTCGCGTCCTTTAGTGATAATCGCTGCGATTTTTGTCTTGACGATATTCCATAACGCCGGATATAATCTTAGGACTCCAAAACTTGCAAACCAGTCATCAAGAATTAATCGAATAGGCAATTTTTCAAACTTTGTACGATCGCTCTCTGGGGTATTTAGTCTCCGCTTCATCTCAGAATAAACTTTATCCAGATAGGCCATTGATGGTTCTGGATTGAGATCGTCAAAAATCGTGACTCTACCTTGCTCTAGTAAACCCAAAAAAGAATCTCTTTTGTGGGCAATAACATAGACTTCAGCCTGCGGATACAGTGTCTGTAAGTCGCCTAACCAGCGGTACAGGGTGTGGGTTTTGCCGCCACCTGTAGGTGCTGCCGACAGAATAGACATCCGTAGCGCTGCGAGCGATCGCATAATTTTGTCGCCGTTATCTTGATAGAATTTTTTGCGATCGTCGGGAACTTCACCCCCAGTTATTCCGTCTTCTTTTAGTCGAGCCTTAGCACCCGCGGCAGCCGAGTCTATCTCCGCTTGATATTGTTCCGGTGTCTTCATGCCTGCAAAGGCAGTATTTTGCAGTATAGGTGCTGTTGGAGCGATCGCTGGTTTGGGTTCCGGTTCTGGCGCAAACCAGCCGTTAGCCGCGCGGATATCGTCTACCTCTTCTACTAAGCTATCCTCAAATAGAGCCATCTGAGCCTCACCTTGCTTTTGCAGTTTCGCCCGCTGCAAACTCAAGTTATAGCGGGCTTGAATGTCTGCTTGGGCATCAGCCTCGCGGCAGTTTCGTTCATATTCGATCCTTTCTCTTTCTAGTTCCGATCGCCTCTCTGCTGATAATGTGACCCCCGTTACACCCGCGGCCGCACCTATGGCCCAAACTAATAACCGTAAACCGCCCCAACCCTGACTCACTTTAGCGTCTTTGATTTTTTGATATTTTGGATCTTTCTGTTGCCAGACCGGGATATCTATCGGCCTGTTTTCGATCGTACCCGTGATCCGAGTCTCAGGCTGAATCATAGCACCCCATAAACCGAGTACCAATGCTAATCCATAAAATCCGCTTGTCATTAATGTTGCTTTTTGATTCCGGCTCATGATATTCTCCTTAATTTCTGTTTGTTACTTTATTCCCAACACTGGGATTAACCGTGTAACTTAGTCTGGAATTTTGCCAAGCGCGATCGCCTCTGAGATATGTAGATAGTCCCATCCGGCGTTATCTGCCGCGCCATCGTCTTCTGTACTGTCTCCTATCATCCACGGGCGATCGGCGTCGTTTAAAACTAGCTTTTCCTCTAAGTACATCAGCATCCCCGCATCCGGTTTTCGGGCTTTAATTCCGATCGGGCCCCTGACTTTCTGTTCACCCCTTCGATCGATATACCAAAAATAAGATGTGTAATAGTTGTCTGCCATGCAAACCGCTGTTATCTGTGGGAATAGTTGCAGCGTGTAGCGTTGCTCAATTATGCCGTTTTGTAATGTCTTGTGCCCCCTTTCTATCCCCCCTTGGTTGGTCGCGATATAAATAGATGCACCCTGACGTTTGATGCTTGCAACTAGCTCGATCGAGCCTTCAGTAGGTTTCTGATCTAGCGGATCATTTATGAATGTTTCCCCACTTTTAGTTTGTATTAGTGTGTTGTCAGCATCAAATGCTACTAGCATTTATTTATTCTCCTTTAATTCCTTTTGATGCAATTATCAAACCCAAAACACTCACGACCGAGGTTGTGAAAACTATCGAAGTAGTAGATAATACCCGCCAGTTATCCCGTGCCCAATCAAGCCCCGCGTCAGACATTGAAACAGTTAAACCCGCGGCTATTGCTATCAGCATCACAAACACTCTTAATTTGTATTCCGATCTGTTTAGCTCACGCCAGCAACACACCATAAGTATTAAAGCACTTGCTACCACGCTTAACGCAACACCCGTAGCTAACAAGCCTGCACCAAACACCCTTATTAAGCAAATAGCCGTCCCCGTCCCTAACAGTGTTGAAATAGTAAACCCTATTTCAACAAATACGATCCATTGTGAGTCCATGCGATCGTACAAACTTAGCTTTCTTTTCCTTACAGTTTCCTCCGATTTCTTGCGATTATTGGAGTAAGAAAACTCACTCTGTAACTGTTCGTAATCTTCTATTGCTTGCACTTCGATCGGATCGTCTACCTCTGCATTGCCTTGATATTGATATTGATCTACTTCAAACATTAGTTAACTCCTATTTCCCAAAACTAAATAGCTTGTCAAGTAGTGCTACCTGAGTATTGCCTACGTTGTAAGCACTACCAGAACTCGATCCAATTGCGTTAACTTGATCCATCGGTTTGCCACTTGTAAAAGCTTTCAAACGCGCTCTAGCCTCCGCATCCCGTTGCGCTTGACCATTATCTTTCTTTCTCCCGAATTGCGCGATCGAAGCCTCAGCTTTTTCGTGACTATCTGAAATCCGTTGATCGGTCTTGGCTTTCCACACCCGCACTCTGTCTGCAAATTCCACGCTAACAGCGCGAATTTCTTCATCAGTGACTTTTGTCAAAAAGCCCAATTCTTGAGCTTTCCGCGCTGTCCATTCTCTGAAGTGTTCTTCATAGGCTGCCTTAGCTAATAGCGAGGCCAACACATACTCATCGATCTCTTTCTCGGTCTTGAAATGCAATTTTTCGATATTGGATCGAATTTCTTCTATTTCCTTGCGGGCACTCTCTAACTCCTTAATAGCCTCAAACCATTCGCGAGCCCATTCTACCTGTAGTTTTGCATTATCTTTCTTAATGTTTAAAGCTCGCACCTTAGCGGGTGTCAGATTGCCTACGTCAGCATATTGGCTATTGGTGACAGGTACTTTAAAAGCTAACCCGGTTGTATAACTATCCTCACCATCTAAACCCGCTATCTTTGAGCTTTTGCCTGTCGATTTTGACTTAGCCATCTTACAAATAACCCATTGCTTCAAAAAAACTAAAACTGTTTGGTGATGCTATATTGCTTAGATTGTCGGGCGGTAGATGCTTTAAAAACCCGTTAATTGTGCGCTTGAGCCATTGCATAGTCGATCGCTCCCTATCTGTTGTTAGTTGGTTTTCTAGTGCTCTTATGCGAGCACTAAGTCGCTCTAGTTGCTCCCGATCGCGGCTGCTTAGTGTCTTGACAAAAAATCGGCTGCACTCATTCCCGTATATTGACTGCCAGGTAAAACGTCAACAATAAACTCGGTCAACTTAGCATCAAAAGCATTACTGTAGGCGGTCGCGGCGACATCGGCTGCTAAATTACCAAGCAGATCCCATTGTTGTGCTGTCTGAGTTAGAACCCGATTGATGTCCGCGTCACGGCTGGCAGTGCTAGCAGCGCCTCTTCTGCTTTTTTTTGCCGTAGCCGATTTGACTCCCTCATTTACACTGACTTCGATATTCCCAACACTGGGATTAACCTCACTACCTGAGAGTGCTTTGATGTCTTGTCGCAATATACCCGCGGCTGCCATCGACTCGACTAACTGGTGTTCCTCATCTACTGTTAGGTTGTTGATATCAAATCCTAACTTTTGAGCGTGCCCCGCTCTCAGTATGTTGTATTGTTGTGCAGATAGTGACTGGTTCTTAGACATGACAAGTATCCTTTAGTGTGTGTGTGCTGTGCTGTATTTCTTGTGTAGCTTGTAAAATGCAAGCTCATTAGCCTGTATTGTTTGGGCGATCGTGTCGTTTGGATGCGCTTGCTTTCTGAGTTCTGAAACTAGGAACAAACATTGCACCTGATAATCGTCTAGCGGTGGATGTTTCTTTCTTTTGTCCTCTGATTGCATTACTAGAAACTGCCAGATATTGAAACTATGGGGAAGAGTTAACAAATTTGAATGAACCTCAAACTCCCATTTGTAGATAGTCTCGATCGATACTCTGAGATGTCTTTGGAGCGATCGGCGCGTCCAGGTTTGCGGTTTTGTGTTTCTCTGGGGGATCACGTCCCCCGTCTCCATAAGAACTAACCTCATTTTTGTCCGTCTAACTCTGTATTACTTGGTTTCTAAAGCCCCCGTTTGATGTGGCTAATCTTAGCCCGTCGCCGTATCGCTCTATGTCTTTTAATATGACATACTACCCAGCTAACTGTCAAGGGGTAAATCAAAAATAATTCAAATTGGCTGCAACCCTGACTCTACCGTGGTGCAATTATGACGCAAGGTTGCATCATTAATGCCTGGTGTCTGTGATACTATAATAGATGTCCGCGCCAATACCTATCAATAGAGGAGCCAGAATGAGTAAAGCAATCCCGATCGCCCCAAACAAACACGGGCGATACTATGTCAACATACCGCCGTACTATCTGTATATGCTGGCGATCGAAGCTTGGCTAAAAGGACGATCGCTACCAGAAGAGGCAGGATCTCTTTTATGCTCTAAACTAGGGGAGCGTGAAGGCAAACGGGTAGAGATGCTAGCACTACTTGCAGAAAGAATGGGCATCACGCCGCAGGCTCTCAGAGATGGCATTATGAACGGCTCGATCGCGACCGACCTCACCTATACCGATACTGAAGAGCCAACCGACACCGAATAGCCACAAAAAAGCCTCTAACCATTCCTGGTAGAGGCTTTTTTGTGGCTATTCCCAACACTGGGATTAATCTTTGCTGGCGATCGTCCTGTCGTTGACAAGAAAAAACCCGCGCGGGGCGGGTTAGCTGTTGCGGGCGATCGGGCGGCGGGTTTTGTTAGAAATTAAGAGTAGAAGCTAACCGCGTCATCGGTGGCTATTTGCGGTTCCATACCGCGATCGATGAGCTTGACTGCATGACCTTCTATTCTGTCTATTAACGCCAAAGACGCGGTGCTGTGGGTATCTCTCAATTCATCTTTGCTACACGATCGCTCTGCACAAAGTTTAGCGGCTGTTTTCCCGAATAGCGATCGATTGATTTTGTCTGAGCAATTCGAGTACACAAATTTTCGGTAATTCTCAGATACCTCATGAGTCTCCAGATATGCCTTTATTGCGTCGGTTAATGTGCGTCGGGTAATCATTCCGGCTAGTCGAGCATTAGTCTTAGCCTGTGCCGATCCTTTCTCATAAACTCGGTGAAAGGCATCGTCAATGATGATATCTAGCGTTGTAGCAATTAATGCCGTGACGATCGCACCTGCAAGAATATTATTCTGTTTGTCATGGTATCGGTAGTAGATTGCGGCGCTTGTGGTATCCCACAGGTTCATTTTTGAAAACGACTTTTGTGTGTTTTTGTACTGTCCTTGCAGGGTGGTGAAACCCGCTCCTAGTATGGCTTCTAAGCCTTTTGGGAGTCTTTTCGACCGGGTGGTAGATTCGTTAACTCCGATACTTGCTGCAAGCCCCGCACCTGAGAGATAGTTGATAAACTTGCCTGTTGCCGGATCAACCTCATTAGCCGTGTAGCCGTCAACCAATATTGAGCCGATCTTAAATTCTGTCTTGAAAACTGTTATAATACTCATTAGGTAGCCTCTTTCTCAGGTTAGCTCAATGCACCGGAAGTTTACAGCTTTGCGGTGTTTTTTATATTATAGCAGAACTTCAGCAGAATATCAGGAAATTTCAGAAATCTTTGCGCGCGATCGTCCTGTCGCTGACAAGAAAAAACCCGCGCGGGGCGGGTTAGCTGTTGCGGGCGATCGGGCGGTTAGCTGTTGTAGAACGTGCTACCCGCTGCGATTTTTCGGTTTACTCTGCACAGATGAGCGTAGGCAGTTCTTACAACGTAGTGTCCCCGGTTAAAATGTAAAGGATATTTAAAGACTTCTTTAACAGAGCATCCGGTAGCTTTATGAATCAAAATATACGTTTCTCGCATCTGATGATCCTGTAAATTTCTAGGTTGGGGTGTGTGCTTAGCCATTTGATTTTTTACTTTACTTTGTTTGCTTATTATATTATACCATAGTATCCTGAGGTTTCCGGTGATTTTTAAAGATTTTATTCGCGCCCGATCGCCCGCCCCGATCGCCCCGCGCTTCCCAACACTGGGATTAATCTTTGCTGGCGATCGTCCTTAATACTACGTTTTGTAATATACGTATACTACAAAATAACCTCTCAAGATTTCCCGATCGCCCCGCGCTTGCAACCTTTGTTCTGTGGGGATTTTGGGGTGTCATACATGGTGCTATAATATATACAACTATGACGTTTAGATGTGACTAGCTATGGCAGGAACTGCAAAATATCCGGTTAATTGCCCACAATGTTTGATTAGCGATCGAGTCGTTAGAAAAGGTCTTTACGCTCCCGCTGGGGATGGATTCTACAGGCTGGTTTGTCGCCGCTGCAACGTGAGCTTTACTCGGTTTATTTCTGAGTTAGCCACGGGCGCGATTGCCCCCGATCGCCCCGTTAAACCTAATGTCAACCAAGGGGAAAAACACCCGCAAGCTAAGCTCAGCGAAAAGCAGGTTAGAGACATTGTGACTCTGGCAGACTCAGGATCGAGTACGATCGAGCTTGCCGATCGCTACCAAGTCTCTAAAGCAGCGATTGTCAGCATTTTGTACGGGGTCACTTGGTCGAGCGTCACCGGAATTATCCCCAAAACTCAGAAACTACCCGCGCGCTACAAAAAAAGGGGGAGATAGCCATACGGCGTATAGGTTTGGGTTCGTCACAGAATGCTATATAGATTATAAAATAGTAGTATGTCCTGTGACTTTATCCCCATTGTGTGACGGCGCGATCGAGCCGGTCGGGCGCGGGTGATGCTGACGGCGCGATCGTCCGGTTTTTGTCTCATACTATGGTATAGTAGGGTAGAGCAGAATTTAAAAGGTGATATCAAAAAGGCTCAAACCCTTAGACCGTATAGGTTCCCATTGTTGGGAATCCGTGGCAGTGAGTGGGCATTGCCAATAAGTCAAAAGTGGTGTAAACTATACACAGCCAAAAAATTGGGCGATCGCTCGAAAGCTACCGCCCAACAACTGTAATTTAAATAGGTAGATTCACTATGGCAGACTTTCTAGAATATGTCAAGCTAGGTGCGAGTCCAGGATTATTGAGACTGATTAAGGAAGATTTAGACGCAAGCGCGATCGACACTGAGACGCAAGCACTAAATTTTATGCCAATAACGGGCGTTGATGCTTTTGACTTTGTGTATGGCGATAAGGCCAAAAAATTACAAGGTGGATTCGGAGTCTCTGCACCGTGGATGAGAAGCCTATACAAGGTGCAAGATTTTTGCGGCTGGATCTGCAATGGTAGAATTAGACACTTAGGCGGATCACCTTTTAGGGATAGTGACGGCAGTGCGCGGCGGTACATGGCATCATCGGACAAGAAAACACCGATAACCTTTATAGAACCTTCCCAAAGAGCGATCGAGCTAGCAGAGGCAAGATTTAATATTCCAAAGCCTATAGCATTATCTTATTGGCAATGGATTAAAACATATTTTTTGCCTGTGGTGGTAACAGAAGGAGAAAAAAAAGCAGCCGCGTTAATTTGTGCCGGAATACCCGCTATAAGTTTGCCTGGTATATTTACCGGGTTTAATGCGATTAAAGATGACTGGGGAAAGACTATTGATCGGTTGATCCGGGAAGAGCTAAAAGAATTTGACCAACCCGGTCGCACGGTTTATATAATGTTCGATCGTCGCCCTGATGAGGATTTTGAGGCAACAGTAGAATTCAAAGCAGCGGCGATACTTAGCCGACAATTCAAAAAAGCGACCGTCAAGGTTTGTAATTTACCGGGCCCGTATAAAGGTGCAGATGATTATCTTGCAGCGGGTAAGCTGGCGGACATAGAGACAGCTTTAATTCAGTCGCGATCGGCTCAAAGTATGGAGCAGACGCGGATGTGGCGCGAATACAGACGTTTTGATGCTCAAGGTAAAAAGACACGCGATCGCTTTTTTGCAGCCTCAGAACCGCAAGCAAACAGCATCACAATAGTTAAATCTAATCTCAACTCAGGTAAGTCTCAATGGTTTGGCGATGTTGTTAGTAAAGTTAAACCCGTCAAAATTAACGGCAAACTTTCTAAAAAATCCGATGCGGACGGCGTTATGGTGTCAATAGGGCACAGAAATTCGCTACAGGAGCAATTATGCGAGAGATGGGATTTTGATCACCTTGACATACATAGTGCTTATGGGCGATTCAAGGATCCCAACCTGCGGGTAGCACTATGCTTTGATAGTTTATTGAAACTGCCGATCGAGATATTTGATGGCGCGACCGTGGTGATTGATGAGACAATGACGGCTATCAAACATTTATTAACTAGCTCTACACTCCGAGGCAAGCGACTCGATATTATAACTAGATTCGAGTATATTGTTAGGGTATGTGCCCGACTAATACTCATGGATGGTAATATGTCCGACTGGATGGTGGATTATATCACGGCGATAGATCCCGACAAAACTGTAGATTTATACGAAAATACCAGCGATCGGGAAACCCCGCCGATCTTTTTTGTAGATGACAATACTATTACAAAACGAAAGGCTGAAGAATGGCTAAACCTTCAGATTTTAGAAAGTTCTTTACCCGCGATCGTTGTTGATAGCATCATCAAAGCTGAAGCGATCGCAGAGCAACTAACAAAGCTAAAAGGTGAGGGCATACTTATAACCAGTAAAACCGTTACCGAAAAATGGGTTAGAGCTTTTTTAAGGGCACCTGATGAGTATATTGATGCTAACCCCGATCGCATTAACTGGATAGTCTGCACTCCTACTGTAGAAAGTGGTGTTTCTATCGAGAATGTTAGCAAGTTTGATACTCTTTTTTGCTGGTTTGTTGGTGTTGTGGGAATAAATGAAGCAGTGCAGATGTCGCGACGGGTAAGAAATCCCGGTCGGATTATCGTATACGCTCCCAAAGTAGGGATCGACCATAAACGCAACGCCGGCGCGTTTGAGCAGGTACTAATGGAAGATTTAGCAGTGCGAATCACAGCAGAGGCTGGTTTGTTTCCGGAAAGTACGATCGGCGACAAAGTAATGGCGACTTTGCGCGCGCAACTTGATAGTCCGCACGTCCAAGCTTGGGCAAAAATGCAGGCTATCTCATACTTAGAGACTCGCAACTATCGAGAATTTTTATATATTGCTTTTGAGTCAATGGGCATGACTCCGCAACGTGTAGAGGCTTATGAGATAGACTCAGAAGCCTATCGCACTGCTAAGCTAGAAGTACAGATTGTAGAGTGCAATCAGATTTTTAACGCGCCCGACCTTACCGATTCAGAGGCAGAAGCGATCGGTAAAAAAATTGACTCGACATGGGCTGAACGTTGTAGCGTACTGAAGTATAAAATTCTCTACCGGTTTCCCGGTCTACAAGATTCTATTTTATGGACTGCCGACCTTATCCACCGTTTAAGGTATGCAGAACGCGATTTAACTAGCTCTCTTGAGATGTTCTGGCTCTTGACTCATCCAGAAGAGTCTAAGGCTCTACAGGCTCAAAAATGGGCGGGGAAAGAAGATATAGATTTTTTCGTACCTGACAGGATCGGCGATCGCTGGACAATTATAGAAACCCTAAACCGTTTGGGCTTCCCTAAGCTATTGGCTGATGGACATCGCTACTCGGATCAGTCTGAAGATGTCCTCAACCTGATCGGCAAGATCCGATCGCATAAAACTGTTTCCAGAATCACCGGACACCCCGGCGATGCTACTAACCTGCATTTTATTAACCGCATATTAATGCCGATGTTTGGTATTAAACCCGTCCGCCGTCAAGTACGGTTACCCGTACATACTATTGGTGTAGAAGGGGCCCGGGTCAATTTTTACTACTACGATCGAGCACAATCACACACCGATAATTTTGAAGAGTTGATCCAATATGTCGATCGCCGATTCCAACTAAAACTTGGTGCAGACCTCTCTGATTTACCCCCAATTCAGCGCTCGATCGCTCCAAACCCGGACAGCGTACAGGTTCCGATTGCTTCTGATGATGGTATATTGCCTCAAACGGAAACAAAAGACTTTGAGCGTTATCAATGGCTTCAAAGGCATACTATGGTAGGAGTCGAAGATCCTGCTATATATATACAAACAAAGGATAATAATCTGACAGATCCTGAAAATTACCCCACTTTTGGACAAAACGGCGGGCGATCGGGTGAAACGGTTGCAGAGAGTGCGATCGGGGCGATCGAGTCACTAGGAGTCAATGGTGATGAGGACTCGCATAAATTGCAATCTGAAGAGTTTTTAACTGTGTGGGTGCGAACAAATGCCATCGATCGCCCTAAAATAGAGACTGCAATACTACTAGATTGTGAAGGTGAAGGCTTCAGCGTGACGATCGAGGGCAACTTGTGGCTAATTGCTTGCGATGACTTATTCTGGCTGCCTCCTGAGCCTTCCTAGCTCTTTCTAGGCGATGTCGATCGCGCCATTATAATCCGATCGCCATTAATGTAGCTCTTGCTGCTATAGCCTTACTCCTTACCTGTTGCAACCTCGATCCGTTGTAGCGGGGATCGTTTTGTTTGTATATCTATATCTACAAGTCCTAACGGTTAATCCCGGATCATTCCCAACATTGGGATTAATCTCTTGTAGTATACACGTACTACGGTTTGTAACACGTTTGGGCGATCCTCTCCGAGGGCTTCGCGATCGGACATGACCTATTCCCAACACTGGGATTAATCTCTTGTAGTATACACATACTACGTAGATGTTACTTTAAAACTATCCGGGATCGCTTGCTATATATGGTATAATATGGTAAGATAGTAAAGAATAAAGAATCAAGAATCAAGAAAAAGGAGATAAAGGAATGAAACGGATGCGATCGTTCCAGTTAGATTGTGTGAACCGAATATTAGGTATTTTGGATAGTGGGCAAGATCCGCTGTTAATCAGTCCTACGGGATCAGGTAAAACGGCGATATGGTGCAAGGTAATCAAGACACTATCAAAGCGCGATCGGGCTCATAAGTTTTTAGTAATAGTCCCTAGGAAAAGTTTAGTAGTGCAAGCATTAGAGGAGCTTTCGGATTGGCATATTGACGCCGGTGCGATCGCTGGCAATATGCCTGAGTCAAAGCGCGCGTCAGTACAGGTAGCAACTTATCAGAGCATGGCATCGCGGGATATAAGCTGGTTTAAACCCGACTACACGGTACTAGATGAGGCACACCTAAGCGCTTTTCCTGAGTCTGTCAAGGCATGGATACCGACCGTCTCTGATTATTGGCTGCACAAAAATAGGACGATCGGGGTGACAGCTACCCCAAGACGATCGGACAAACACACTAGCCTAGGTGAGTTATTTTTGCCTAAGAATATAGTGTTTGCACCTAATATTGCAGAACTGATCAGTATGGGGTACTTGGTACGTCCAAGCTATGGTATATGCCCTAATGCCGTCACAAAAAAGATGGTATTTGATCCTGATTACATTCTAGCCACCTATAAGCTAACCGATCGCCGCCCGACGATCGTGTTTGCACCAAGTGTACCCAAAGCTCTAATGATGGCTCAGAAATTCAATGAAGAGGGAGTGTATGCGCGTGTTGTAACGGGGCGTACATCGACGGACGATCGGCGCGACATCTTTGCAGAATTTAATGCTGAAACCTTGCCTGTAATAGTGAATTGCTGTGTACTCAGAGAGGGTATCGATCTACCGATCGCCACTAATTTAATACTGGCAATCGATCCGGATTCTCACAGTAGTTATGTGCAGTGTATAGGTCGTGTCTTGAGACCTGCCACCTATAAAGACGGCACTAAAAAAACTCACGCTAATATATATGATCTGACTGGCTGCGTAGAACGCCACGGTCGGGTAGAAGAATTACAATATACAGCGGATGATATAGAATTACCGGATATCGAGTTAGGTGATGTACCAATGAAGTCATGTCCGAGGGAAGAATGTGACATCAAATCATATATTAGCGCTAGGTTTTGTCGATGCGGGTGCGAGTTTGAGATTAAAAAGAGCCGGACTGTTATCCCAGAAGGTAACGTGTTTGCGCTGCTTAATCGCGACGAGAGGGAGCATAAAGCAATATATGAAGAATTGCTGCTAGAGGCTTTTGAGCGGGGCGATCGCCCGCAAGCGGCCAGAGTTGAATTTTACAATCGTTACAGGTATACACCGCCGATCCTATGGCGGCAGAATTTCAGACCATCGCCGGAAATAGAAGGCTGGCTGCTAACTGAAGGTTTGAGGCTTAATGCTGATTGGCGATCGCGACAGCTTGCACTGCCTCTCTGATAATTCCCAACACTGGGATTAATTCTAAGACTTTCTGAAAAGTTGCCGGATTAATCCCCTAGCTATGGTATACTATAATAAGATGAACAAACAAACGAAAAAAACGATGGATGCTTTAGTTTTAGAAATTGCCAGAGAATTTGAAGCCTGCGGGGCGATCGTCTTTTGTGAACGCCGCGGCAAAAAATCGATCGATATCTATGTGTCACTCCCTATAATTATGAACGTCGGTTGCCTGACAATAAATGACAAGCTAGAAGGCTGGGATGGTATGGGAACTAAAGCGACCCCCGCTATTTTGGCGATCGCCCGCAAGTACGGCACTGACAAATATATTAAGAGTGCGGGGCGGCGGGTTACGTTCTACCGGACGGGGATGCCCGCGCCGGTGATCGGCTAATCCCAGCACTGGGAATACCGGAAAATACTTTTGAGATTGTCCGGTATTCTCCAAGAATAATGGTATACTATAATAAGACGAACAAACAACAGAGAAAATAAACGCAATGAAAACTACACTAAAGCCCAACCTCAAAGATCTACAGAATGCTCTCATATATACTAAAGAAGCGATCGCGCGCTTGCTGGGAGTCACGGCTAAGAGCGTCACTCGGACTATGGTTTGGTGGTCGGGATTTTGGATTCTAATTAAAGGCAAAAGACCCCGCCTATACAAAAAATCTTTGTTTGATAAGCACTTCTCGAATTTCCGCAAACAATCTGCGACCAACTACACAGTCGTTAAAACAGACAGTAAAACTTACAGAGTAAGTCCGATCGCGCAAGACCCCGCCACCGAGTACAGAAAGTCCTATCTAGTTTTGAGCGTTGCCCCCCAAGGTTTACTCAAATACACTTGTGGCTGTACGGATTTTAAAATGTTGTCTGAGGCATTCAAAGCGCCAGCCTGTAAGCATATATACGCAGTGCTAGCGACGCAAGGGTTCGGGTCACTCAGAGAGGCGATCGACGTGAATACCGCCGCACTTGACGCTAAACTAGCGATCGGGTTGTAGG